GAGTCAGTGTACTAGAATATCAAGTCACTATAATTTTTGTTGTAGGGTCTTTCCCTAGCCACCACGCAGGGAAACACTTTGTTATCATTTCAGTTTTACCATGTCTAGGAGGGATATTTATGATGAGGCGAGTGATTTCACCACGATAGCACTTCTCTAGGTAGGTAGCTATGAGATAATGGAAATTGTCAGCATCAAAATCAAACTTCTTGCCCTCTTTAAACCAGTATTTTACAAAATCTATATAGTTATCAGACTCTTGTTTATGTCTTTTTTCTAGCTGTCGGAGAGCAAGCTCTTTTATGACTTCTTTTTTGTTCATTTTTTAGCACCTTTTATAGTCCCTTTATTAATAGAAGCATAAAATACATTTTCTCCTTTCTCTCAATACTCTTTCTTCATTGCTTTGAGTATTTTCTTTCATTTTTTAGTGAGCATAAATAGGGGATTAAAAATTATTTCTTAGGAGTTATAGGGTCAGAGTAGATTACTTTGTCACGGTTTTTATCGAGCATATTATTTGATTGAATTACGAAGTGCTTTTCTTTCCATAATGCTCATTTTTCACATCTGCTTGATAAACTTTTTACTACTTTCTAGCTCATTAAAACTCTGTGATAGTTTCTTGTAATATGCTAGGTCTTCCAGGATTTTCTTGTTGGCTGGTATTTCTCTTCACTCTTCGCTTATTGTTCACATAACTCATGGATATTCTTTTGCTATTTCGTTTGCCTTTACTGATAACTCAGCAAATTTATCATCATAGTTCTTCTGCTTTGTTAGAAACTCTTTTAGAGGCTCTAATTCTTTTCCGACTGCCTCACTATACTTCACCTCTGATTTCTGAGAGAGGGGGAGGGAGGGTTTGTTGGTAGTTGTAGTTGTGAAATCTCACAATACTTCTTTAAAAGCGTAGGGGTCTTTTATAGGCATTATAATCCCTACATCTTTTCACTTACTGTAGACAACAACTGGTGATACTTCATTGCTTCCTTTGAAGGTAACATCATCAAAGTTTTTGAAGAAAATATCAGTGTATGATGAATTTACAGCTACTTTGTTTCCATCACCAATATCAAATCTTAGATATATGCCCTTGTCTCAGTCGAGTCATTTTACATATTCCTTTGGTGTAAGTGTAGTATCTGCACTATTTTTAGCAGTATCTAAAAGTCTAGTCATTGATACCTCTTTCCCTGTTGTAGGTACTCACTTCTTTATTGCTTTTTGCTCTGCGTATTCTATGAATTTATTTGATAAATTCTTGTCGCTAATAGCAAAAAACGAGTCAGTAAATATACCTTCTTTTTTTAGAGAGTCTATCATATTGCTTCGTATACCTAAATCTATTCCCCTTATCTGTGGTCGTTTAATATCAGGGCTTGGGATTTTGTTAGTCTTTGTCTTCGTAGGTAGTACAGTGCTTTCAAATTCTGTTCATGTAGGTAATCAGTCTTTTGGCACATAATCAGCAGGTACTTCAACTTTAGGCAATCAAGGTAAAGACTCTTGTGATTTTTGGAGTGATAGTAATTCTGGGTCTACTGTCTTCCCCTCTACCTTAGGAGTCTCTTTCTTTTTCTTTAATCCGTCTATAATGTTATTAACTTTTTTTCATGCAAATTTACTTTTTTCTTTGGATAATTGACTCAGTACGCTTGATTTTCAAGACTTTCATTGAGGTGACTGTGGCGGTGGTAAAAGCTTTTGCTCATTGGATGCCGATTTGGTGGGAGATGGTAAATTTGAAGAAGATGTTGGGTTATCTGATTTTGATAATCATTTGATTATACTATCCGCCTGTTTTGGTGGCATGAGCAATTTTCTTTGCTCTCAAGCTCATAATAAGTAAGTAGCGACCTGTTCTTTTGGAACAGCATCAACAGCTTGTTTTACTTTTACTGCTTCGTCTGGTGTTATTTTAGCACCTTTTTTAAGAATTTCTGCAATAGCTTTTTTAGCCATACCATACTTTTCAAGTGCGAATGCTACAATATTAGGATTAGTAGCTACAAATCAAGCAATAGCACCTAGTCATGGAAATATTGTATTTCCTAATGCAACTCAAGATAATTGCCTCATTATACTACCTGTCTTCATAGAGGAGATTGCTTGGACTTCTTCAAATGCCTTTAATGCTCTCACTTTCTGTCCGATTCAAGGCAAGAGTTGTTCGAGTCTATCGAGTTTCATTTCTTTTCCTTTTCCTACTATATTAGCAACGTATGAGATAGCAGAGTCTTTAATAGTTCAATCTGCGTTGAGTATACCAGATTTTACCTTCTTCAAAAATTTTACTTCTGGTGCGTATTTAGCATCTAAATCTTTCAATCATGGTATTTTATTTCATAGGTAATCATCGACTTTCTTTCTAAGTCATCTAATAAGTCTTTTGCCTTCTCAAGTAGCTTCTGTTGACCAATCAGCGAGGTCGTCTAGTTTAGCTCTAAGTGATAGACCATTTTTTGCTGTGAGGTTATCTCCATATTCTGCAATATAATCTATTGCTTGTTGTACTACTTTTCTATCTTTGACTGGTAAATCAATATAAGAAACATCATTTTCTCTGAGGAAATCATCTACTATTTTACCAAAGTCTTGTTTAGGCATGGTAATATCTGTATTCCGTATAGTTTGGTATTCTTTACCTGTATCAGACAGTTCTCATAGTCTCTTTTTGAGTGCAGATACAACCTCGTCAGAAGCAGTCTCTCTCGTGAGAGTGCCTGTTCGAGCTTGTTTATAAAATTCAGGAGTTGACTTAATCGCTTGTTGTGATGGTTTTGAAATACCTACTCATGTAGCGATAGCAGTCTCTCAGACAAATTCCCCTGTATTTTCTGCTCATCTTAGGGTTGCTTTGGTAGTTTTTACTGGTATTTGTACTACATCACTTACTAAACTTCTCTCCGTGCCAGCTTGGAATACTTCTGGCGATACTTCACCCCTAAATCTGGTCGCAGGTCGGGCTTTTACTTGTCTGAGTATGTCATCTACCTGTGCTGTACTCTTCGCCTTACCTAGTACCCCTAAAAATGGAATAAGATTAGATAAATCAAAGGCAGTTCCGAGCGTTGCTGTGATTTTTGGGTATTTCTTTATAACATCAGATATTTGTTGTCTATATTCCTGTGGTACTTTTTCTTTCATAGTACCTATATCTCTTCAAAGTCATTCAGTTATAGAAGTCACTCATGTCTCAGGGTTTATGAGTGGGCTTGCAACATTAAGAACATCTCCAGTCATTCACATAACTCATGTTCATAATGCTCTACCAGCAGATGCACTAGCGAGGAGATTTGTCAGTCATAAGTTACCTCATTTATTGAGCGTTGATTGTCTTTCTTGGAATACATCTTGTGCTTCCATTATTGCATTACTCCCTGTTTTTGCCATCGCAAGAGGGAGTCATACTACGCTTTGCAACATAGTTTTTTGTCAGATATTTCCATATTGTTCCATTGCTTTAGGTTCTGCGAGAATAATCTTAGAATAAAGAGAAACATCGGGTACATTTGCATAGTCTGGGTACTTTGCTTTGAACTTACGGATATATTCAGTTTGTTTATCATTTAGTTGAAACTCTCATTTTTGTTCTAGTGTACGAAAATGCTGTCTGAGTTGCTGTACTCTTGGGCTTGTTTCATCTATTTTAGTTTTAAAACTCAGTGTATCTTTGACTGGTGCGTTTACCCTCTGTACTACTTCTTTATTTACTTGTGGCATTACATTAAAACCTAGAGGAGATTTTGTCATTGGCAATACACTAGGTGGCGTATAAATAGGTTTAGGCATAACACTCATCTGTTTTGTAGCGTCAAAAGTATTCTTTGCTGGCATAACAGACATATTCTGACCATCATATATATATGAGCCATCTTTATTTTGTCCTATTGGTGTTTTTCGAGATATAAGAGTTTTTGAAGTGTAGACCATATTATTTAGTTAACTGTCCACCAATCTGATTCTGTTTCTACTACCGTATTGCTCTGTGGTGTTGCATAACCACCTCATTTATCCATTTCTTCATATCAATATCAAAGTTGCTCGAGTGTAAGTCAATAATTTTTAGCTTTTGGAAGATATTTTTTATTGAGAATGTCATTACCATATTTTGCTCTCGCATTGTAAAGAGCGATAGTATTATCCAACATCTGTTTCCTCATTTTTGGGTCAAGTTTTGTTCCCTCTGATACTTTGCTCAGTAAGAACGCTGGGTCAAGTTTTGTTTTGAGTGATACAGCAGATTGGAGCAAGGCAACATCACCCTCTTTTACTGCTACTCCTGGGTCTACTATCTTTTGGAAAGCATTTATAAGTGCAATATCATTAAAACCTGTTCCTGTAATATCGGAAGACAGTAATCATTGTATAGCTGATGCTTGTCCTGCAATTTGGTTTATATTTTGTATTTCAGGGTCTTTCTCAATAGATGCCTGAACAACATCCCATCACTTTAACTGTGTAGGAGAAAGGTCAGTTTCCATACCTTGCCTTAGGGCATCATTATATTCATTGAGCCATCACTCTTTGAGAGCAACTTGTTGTATATCTCAGTATTCAGAATTAGTGAGTTTCCCTCTTTTTATCCTTTCAAGATAACTGCCTTTTAGTCATTCTGTCTGCCCTCCACCTGTCGCACCTATTGTAAACGTCCCAGCGTTAATACTACCATTTCCACCCTCGTTTTTGTACATAGTAGCGACTACTTGTGCTTTTTCTTCTGGTGTTTTAGATAACCACTCTTGGT